GGCGTCGCGCGTCAAGCTCGGCCCGATGCGCGACAGCTACGCAAAGAAAAAGGGCGGGCCGATGGCCCGCCCTTCTCGGGCGATCAAAACCTCAACGGTCATCAGCCTTAGCGGCTGCTACGGCTGTTGGCGCGCTGCTGGTTGATGATCGCCTGATCGCTGGGCAGATACCAGGGATCGGTGTAGTTCGGCTGGTAGCTGTAGCTCGGGCCTACCATCGGCACCGGGGCCACGTAGCGCGGCGACTCGTAGACGACGGTCGGGCCCGGGTCCATGTAGACGTTGCGGCCCTCGTACACATAGGCGGGACCCAGGTACTGCGCCGACGCGGTGGCGACGCCGCCAGCGGTCAGCATGCCCAGGGCAGAGGCGGCAAGAATCAGCTTGCGCATGATATGTCTCCGTATCCTCTTCCAATCGTGCACCGGCCGGCGCGCATCCGCCGGCCTGTTCGCTGTAACAACGGCGAAAAGCGGAGAATTGTTCCGAAGTTTGCCGCAGGCGCGTCTTTCGGCTGCGGATTCGCCTTTCCGCTACGTCGCTACCAGGCGACCAGCTGATTGACGAGAAAACCGGCGGCAAGGGCCGCGAACAGGCTTATCGCCAACGCCAGCACCACCCAGGAGCGGGCCATGCGCTGCAATTCGCGGTTCTTCAACGTGAAGGCGAGCGCGCCCACCGCCTCGGCAATGGCCTGCTCCGGCGTCGCCCAGACACGGCGGCCATCGACGATCATCAGGTTCTCGGTTCGGCCGCCATCCTCGACGAGGTTGCCCTCCCCGTCCCGGCCATCGGCGCGGGCGGGCACGCGCTCGACGAGGGTGCGGGTGTCGCTCGACCACAGGAACACCGGCTTGCCGCGCGCTTCTGCATAGCCGACCTCGAAGGCGGTGCCAGGGTCCATATGGATACCGCGGAAGGGCGAGATATTGGCGACGAGCGCATCCGCCTCCTCGATCATGTCGATGCATGCCTGCCTTATGTCGACGCCGTCCGCATGCAGCGGGAACAGGCCCTCGACCCCGGCCTCGCGGCACAACGCCGCCAGCCGCGCGCCCTCGGCGGCGGCGTCCGGCCGGAACACCTCGGGTCCGGCGAGATAGAGGCGAAGCGGACGGGACATGGACAACTCGGCCTGGCTCCTCGGCGGAGGATGCCCGCCAGCCTTAGCCGTGGCGCTGCCGTGGGCGCAACAGGTCAGCCGCGCCGCATGGTGCCGCGTTCGCGCAGCGCCGCGTGCCAGCCGAGCGCCTCCTCGATCACGTGCGGCGTATGCCCGCCCCGCGCGAGCGCCCGCTCAAAATAGTCGGCCAGCGCGTCGCGATAGTCGGGATGGGCGCAGTTGGCGATGATCAGCTTCGCCCGCTCGCGCGGCGCCAGCCCGCGCAGGTCGGCCAGCCCCTGCTCCGTCACCACGATGTCCACGTCGTGCTCGGTGTGGTCGACATGGGAGACCATGGGCACGACGCTGGAGATGGCGCCGCCCTTGGCGACCGACTTGGTGACGAAGATCGAGAGGAAGGCATTGCGGGCGAAATCGCCGGAGCCACCGATGCCGTTCATCATCTGCGTGCCGCCGACATGGGTGGAATTGATGTTGCCATAGATGTCGAATTCGAGCGCCGTGTTCACGGCGATGACGCCGAGCCGGCGGATCACCTCCGGGTGGTTGCTGATCTCCTGCGGGCGCAGCACCAGCCTCGGCTTATAGCGGGCGAGTTCCGGCAGCACGGCCTGGTATTTGGCCTGCGACAGGGTGATCGAGGAGCCGGAGGCGAAATCGAGCTTGCCGGCGTCGAACAGATCGAACGTCGAGTCCTGCAGCACCTCGGAATACATTGTGAGGTTGCGGAACGGGCTATCGATAAGCCCGTGCATCACCGCATTGGCGATGGTGCCGATACCGGCCTGCAGCGGCTGCAGCGTGTCGGTCAGCCGGCCGAGCTTCACCTCGCGCTTCAGCAACTCGGTCAGGTGGCCGGCGATGGCGCGCGTCTCCGCATCCGGCGGCAGCACGGTGGAGGAGGAATCGAGCTTCGAGGTGACGACGATCGCGGCGATCTTCCCCGGATCGACCGGAATGAAGGGAAGGCCGACACGGTTCTCCGGCGCCACCACGGGAATCGGATGGCGCACGGGCCGGCGGGTCGGGATGTAGATGTCGTGCAGGCCCTCGAGCAGCGTCGGCTGCGACAGGTTGATCTCGACGATGACCTTCTCGGCCAGGATGGCGAAGCTCGCCGAATTGCCGACCGAGGTCGTCGGGATGATGCCGCCCTGCTCGGTGATCGCTACCGCCTCGATCACCGCGACGTCGACCGGCCCCAGCTGCCGGGTGCGCAACATCTCCACGGTCTCGGAGAGGTGCTGGTCGACGAACATCACCTCGCCGGCATTGATCGCCTTGCGCAGCGCCGGATCGGACTGGAATGGGATGCGGCGGGCGAGGACGTGCGCCTCCGCCAGCTGCTTGTCGAGGTCGTTACCGAGCGAGGCGCCAGTGATGAGGGTGATCTTCAGCGGCTCGGTCTTCGCCCGCTGCGCGAGCGCCATCGGCACCGCCTTGGCCTCGCCGGCGCGGGTGAAGCCGCTCATGCCCACCGTCATGCCGTCGCGGATATGGGCAGCCGCCTCCTCCGCGCTGACGACCTTGTCCAGAAGGGACGGCTGGCGGATGCGCTCGCGATGCATGGCGGGACCTGTGGCGGAACCCGACATGTCGGGCGGATGACGGCTCCGATAGCGCGCGCCTTCGCCGACGGCGATTCGACTTTGGTGCGGTGGGACCGTCGCCATGCGCAGGACGCAGAGCGGCCTGCCACCCAAATCCAGTCGTGAGGCCGGCGAGCTGGCGACCGCGGCTGGGCTCGAACCAGCGACCTGCCGCTTAGAAGGCGGGATTTCCTTTTCCGACTTTCCCCTTGTTTGCCAGCTTCTTAGAGGCGGGCTTTGACGCCAACTCGGGATTTTCTCGGGACTTCGTGTCGCGCTCGTGCTTCGCGCGGCGTGTGGCCTCGTCGGCGTGGCGCGCCTTCATGGCGTCGGCGATGTCGTCGGTCAGCGCGTGGGCGTAGCGCATCGTCGTCTTGATGTCGGAGTGGCCGAGCATCTCCTTCACCGCGCGCAGGTTTTTCGACGCGCGCAGGGTGCGGGTGGCGCTGGTATGGCGCAGGTCGTGGATCTTCAAATCCTCGATGCCAGCCTTCTCCTTGTCGCGGGCGAAGCGGGTGCCCCAGCCCCAGTAGGTCACCGGGTAGCGGGTGCCTCTCACATAGCGCTTGCCGGTCTTGCCGCAGCGGCGGGTGCGCTTGGCGACGAAGGTGAAGACGTGCACGGGATCGTGCCCACGCAGCGGCCAGAGAAGCTCAGTGATCTCCGGCGTGATCGGCACCACGTGCGGCTTGTCGCCCTTGCCGACCACGCGGATGATGCCGGCCGCCCAATCCACCTGCGGCCATGTGAGGCTGACCACCTCGCGCCGGCGCAGGCCCGTCGCCTGGGCGAAGAGCCGGACGGGCCGATAGTCGTCCCATTCGACGTCTTCATAGGCGATCTCCTCGTCGAGCCGCAGCTCGCGCACGCGCTCGCGCGGCTCCTTCAGCATGTGGCCGGACCAGTCCGGCTCGTCGGGCAGAGCGATCTTCCACACCTTGCGGGCGCGCATGAAAATGCGGCGCAGGATCTGGGTGAAGCCGCGATTGACGGTCGCCGGGCTCACGAGCCCAAGCTCCGGCTTGCCGAATCGGAACGTACCTCGCCGGCGGGCGACGCAGGCGGCGAGCGTGTTGTCGTCGATGTCGCCGAGCGCAGTCGACGCACCAATGGTGGCGACAAGCTCGGCGAGCTCGCGGTCGAGATCCTCGGCGTTGGTGGTGTGCTGGCCGACCTCGGTCCAATAGCGGCCGGCGGCATCGTCGATCGACATGCGGGCGCTGGCGCCGGCGCCGCGCGCGAGGGCGGCCTTTACCCGTTCTTTTTCGGCCCGCTCGAAGGCTTCCGCCTCTCGGCGAGACGTTTCTCCCGTTGAGCCGTAAAACCGTACACCACGGCGCTGGAAGTCGAAGTGGTAGTACGGCGAGTCTTCCCGCTTGTAGACGGACATGCCAGCCTCCGCTGGCGCTCGAGGAATTCGAGGATGTCCGCCAGGGTGAACTCCCGGCGGGGGCGAAGCTCCCCTACCCCCTTCGCGCGATACCGAATGTTCCCCTGCTTCACGTGGCGCTGCAAGGTCGAGTAATTCATGCCGAGCAGCAGCGCTGCCTCCTTCACCGGCAAGCTCACGCGCCGGGAGAAGGCTTCGAGCAGCGGCTGGGGAATGGAGTCTGCGGTCATGCCAGCCTCCTAGAACGGAATCTCGTCGTCGAGGCCGCCGCCGAAGCTGCCGCCGGTCGTCGCCGGCGCGGGGGCACGCCTCTCGCGCGGCGGGTCGGTGCGCTCGTAATCCTCCGGCGTGCCGCGCGAGCCGTTGTCCTGCTTGTCGAGCAGAGTGATCTCGCCGCGGAAGGGGCGCAGCACGACCTCGGTGAAGTAGCGCTCGCCGTCATTGGTCTGCGCCTTGCGGGTCTCGATCTGGCCCTCGACATAAACCTTCGAGCCCTTGCGCAGATATTGCTCGGCGACCTTCACCAGCGGCTCGTTGAAGATGACGACGGTGTGCCACTGCGTGCGCTCCTGGCGCTCGCCGGTGGTCTTGTCGCGCCAGGTCTCGGAGGTGGCGAGGCGGAAGGTCGCGATCCTGCCGCCGTTCTGGAAGGTGCGGATTTCCGGATCGCGGCCGAGCTGGCCGATGAGGATCGCCTTGTTGACGCTGCCGGCCATTAGAGGAGGCTCCCTTGCTCTACGCGGTTCTCCCGCGCCGCGACGACCCGCGCGAGGCGGGCTTCGCCGATGAGGACGATTTTCGGGTCCGCGCTGGCCATCTGCCGCCGCGCCTGCCATTCGAGCGGCCCGAACTGGTCGGTCTCGACGGCGCCGGCGGCGCCCGCGAGCGCTCGCTTGCTCTTGGCGATGTCGAAGTGGACCCAAGATGCGCCGCGGAACTGCGGCAGCGAGAGCGTGGGATGGCCCTGCAACCATTTGCGCTGCACGCCGATGGTGTCCGCCATGGCGAACAACTCCTCGAGCGTGTCTGCCCACATGTGGCACATCACCATGCGGCCGAATGGCCAGACGGGCGGGTCGACGTAGACCGTCACAGCAGCCTCCCTTGGGCCAGATGGGCGGGGATCGGATTGGCGAAAGGGCGAGCCGCCGCGCCGGGGTTGAAGAAGCCGAGCGCGCCCTTGCAGGGCTGGAAGGGCAGCGGCCGGGCGTCGGCCATGACGAAGCCGATCGGGCCGAAGAACCACGGCGAGTCCATCTGCCAGACCACGTCGACGATGCGGGCGCGGCCGACAATGCCGCCGCGCTGGAACTCCTCCGGCTTCGGCAGCGGGATCTCGGGGAAGGTCTCGGCGATCCAGTCATAGCCGTCGCGGTCGAACTTCTGGCCGGCGTGCAGCAGCACGTCGCCGCGGAAGCGCAGGCCGGGATTGCCCGGCTTCCAGTCGCGGTTCTCCACGGGCTTAAAGCGGTGCGCGATGCACCAGGTCCATGGCTGGATGACCGAGAGCGCGCGCCAGCCGCAGGTCATGGCGTCGTCTCCCTGCGCTGCCTGCGCAGCAAAGTGCGCTTGACCTCGTATGCATCGACGATCTCAGCGAGGTGGCGGCCGAAGGACCCGGGCGCGAGCAGCGCCCAAGAGAGGATTGCCCAGCTCAAAACGCCGAATACCGTCATAGCCTCTCCTCCGGCATGGCGTTGTGCTCGACGCCGTCGAGGAGGCGGCCGGCGGCCTTCTTGCCGATGCGCTGCGCCCACGCCGCCACTTCGAAGTAGTTTCCGGCCTTCCGCTCGCCCCGATGCATCGTGCCGTCAGGCGCCCATGTGACGTAGTTGGCGTCAGGGCGACTTGCGGCGCGCGGTCCCCATCCGCCGTCCTGCCAATGCGCAACCCGCCGACCGTCCTTGAAGCCCGGATAGACTTCGTTCTGGCCGGGAAGCCACTCTCCCCACTGCTTGAAGAAGAAGGCGACGCCGGCGGCGGCGCACTGGTCGCGCAGGGAGCGCGCCCAATCAGGATGCATCGGCCGGGCGTTCGGCCCGCTCTCGCCGCCGGCGATGACGAGGTCGAGCCTCGGAAAGCGACGGGGCGACGCGGCAGAGAAGCCGCCCATGTGGTCCGGGGTTTGGAAAAATTCGATCGACGATTGAGCACTACCAACGGCTTCGATCTGGAAGCCGGATACCGAGCCGTCGCCGCTGCGAGGCCGCTTACGCTCCTCCCTGGCGACCACTTCGGGGAAGGCGGCTCGGATCGAGGAAAGGTTGCCAACGCGGGTGAGATCCAGCGGCCCAAGCAGCGGCTCGGCCGAGACGAAGCGGATGGCCGCCGGCGTGGCGAGCAGGTCGGGCACGCGCTCGTCGGCGCGGCGCTGATCCTCGGTCGAGACGCCGAGCCAGACCCCCGGCAAGGGCCAGGGGAAGTAGGAACTTGGCCGCTCGCCCGGCGCGAACTTCTCGACGGCCGAGATGTCGCGGGTAACCGGGACTTGGCGCATCGCCGCCGAGAAGGCGCGTTCGGGAGTATCAGCGGCAGCAAGGTAGGCCCGCATCCGCGCCGAGCGCTTGGTCAGCACCTGATAGGTGTGCTGCGGGGTGAGCGCCATGACGGCGAAGACGCGGTCGATCCACTCGTCGGGCACGCTCTCATGGAAGAGGTCGCCCATGGAGTTGACGAAGATCCGGCGCGGCCGGCGCCAGCGCAGCGGCTGAGTGAGGATGTGCTCGGGCGCGAGCGCGACCTTGCCGGTCCAGACCGGCCCGGCTTTCGACGGCTGGACGGTGCCGGCATAATGCGAGCCGGGCTGCATGCGCTCGATGCGCGCCGCCTGGCGCATGGCGTAGCAGTTGGTGCAGCCGGGCGAGACGACCGAGCAGCCGACGATGGGATTCCACGTCGCGTCGGTCCATTCGATGGCGGAGCGGTCACCCATGATCGCCCCCGACCTCAGCCTCGACCGCTACGAACTTCGCGCGGCCGTCCTCGACGACGAGCCGGAAGTCGGCATCTCCCCATTTGCAGAAGCTCAGATCGACGTCGACCTCGTCGCCCGGGCCGAGCGGGTCGGCGTCGAGGATGTAGCGCACGACCTCGTCGACGCTGTCGCCCGACTGCTCGATCTCGCCGTCTTCCCAGCAATGGGTGAAATCGTCCGGTACGCTGCCGCGCCAGGTGCCATCGGCGAAGATGGTGATGGTGGCCATGCCGCGGGGCTCGACCCAGATGAAGTTCACCACCTCGCCTTCGGTGGCGAGCCGGCAGCCGAGATCGGCGGCCTGGTCCCGATCTTCCGGGGCGAGCACCCAGCCGGCGGGGGATTTCCCGAGGATCCAGCGATCCGGCGTGAACGAGCCGCCTGGCATCATCTCATCGGCATAGTCGCCCGGCCACCATTTACGCGCCGGGGTGACGTTCTCGAAGCGGCCGTCGCGGAACTCGTCCTCGAAGCGCACCCAAAGCCTGATGCCATCCTCGGTGCGGTAGACCGCCAGCCGGTCGCCCTCGCGCAGGGGGCGGAAGGCGTCCGCCTGGAACACGTTGTCGGTGGTCTTGCTGACCTGCGCCTCGGCGATGCCGAGAAGTTCATAGGTCGAGCCGCGCTTCTTGTGGCGATGTAGTTCACGCATGGCTCAAACCCTCATCGGCATGAGGACGCAGAGGTCCTCGGTGGCGGATGGGCGGCGGAAGATGGTGGGGCTGCCGGGATCGGCCAAGGCGATCTCGATATCGCCGTCGGGCAGGGTCGCCCTCAGCAGGTCGGCGAGGTACTTGCCGTTGAAGCCGATCGCCAGTTCCTCGTGCGCGAAGGTGGCGTCGACCTCTTCGTGCGCGGTGCCGGAATCGGGGTTCGTTACGTCGAGCGCCAGGCCGGCATCGGAGAAGGTGAGCTTGACCGCCCTGCCCCGCTCGCTGGCGACGGTGCCGACGCGGTCGGCAGCGGCGGCGAGATCCTCGGCCTGCAGCGCCGCCACCTTGGCGTTGCCCAGCGGGATGACGCGGCCATAATCGGGATATGTGCCGTCGATGAGCTTGGTGGTGAAGCGGGCGCCGTTGAAGGACGCGGCGAGCTTCGACGACGAGACTTCGAGGGCGACCTCGGCCTTGTCGGCGGCTTCGGCCATGCGCTTGAGCTCGGCCACAGCCTTGCGCGGAACGATGACGCCCGGGATGTTGGTCGGGCAGTCGAGCGTCGCGAGCGAGAGGCGATGACCGTCCGTCGCCACCAGCCGCAGCTTGGTCGGCGGCGCGGTCGCATGCAGATAGATGCCGTTGAGGTAGTAGCGCGTCTCCTCGGTGGAGATGGCGAATTCGACCCGGGCGATGGCATCGGCGAGCAGCGAGCCGACGATGGATAGACGGACGCCGTCCTTCACCTCGGCGAGGTCGGGGAATTCGTGCGCCGGCAGCGTCTGCAGCTTGAAGCGCGAACGCCCGGCGCGGATTGTGGCCTCGCCACGGTCGCCGGACACCTCAATCTGAACTTGTGCGCCGTCGGGAAGCTTGGCGACGATATCGGCCAGGGTATGCGCTGGGACGGTGATTCCCTCGCCCGGCAGCGCGCCCTCGGCCTTGATGATCTCGACCATCTCGATATCGAGATCGGTGGCCGTGACGGTGAGTTCGCCGGCGCCGGGGCGCAGCAGCAGATTGGACAGGATCGGGATGGTGTTGCGGCGCTCGACCGTCCGCTTCGCGCGCTGGAGCGCGGCGAGCAAGGGAGCGCGTTCGACGGTGAGCTTCATGGCGGGTCTCGCTGTGGGAGAGGACCGCGCGGCGGCAACCGCCGCGCGGTAACGACGATCAGAATTCGAACTTGCTGGTGTCGACGCCGAGCCGGCCGGCGATCTTCTTCAGCACCTCGACCTCGGCCGGCTCCAGTTCGCCGTCGGCATGGGCGACGTCGTCGGCGATGAGGTAGATGTCATCGGCCATCTGGCCCGCATTGGGCCGGCTGCGGATGTCGTCGAGCTCGTTGGCCAGCGCCTGGCGACCGGAGCGGTCGCCGGCGCGCTTGAACATGGTCTCGGCCGTCTGCTCGATCGTGCGCTGGTCATACATCTTGCCGAGCGAGGCATGCCCCGTCAGGACGCGCACGACCTTGGCGCGTTCCGCGTCCTCGATCTGGCCGTCGGCATAGGCCACCAGTGCGCAGGCGGCGCAGACGGCTTCGAGATAGTCACGGTTGCCGGAATAGTCGGCCTGCACTTCCTTCGCCGCGGCACCCGCCACGCGCTTCAGTACACCGAACATTGTGGTAGTCTCCGATTTGCAGGGTTGTGCGGCGTGCCTCGCCGCGCGGTCTTTCAGGCTCGGCGGGCTCTCCACCTGCCGAGCCTGTATCCGGTCCAGCCGACGAGGCCGGTCCATGCCCCGCCCAGGATCATCTCAGGCAGGTTGTTGATGACGGCGATCCACATGGGTCGTGGGTCCTTCGCGCTTGAGGAAAGAGCCGGGCGGCTGCGCCAACGGCCGCCCGGCAGGTCACCGGCGCCCGGTCATCGTGGCGCCGGCGGGAGGATCGTCAGGCCTCGGGCTGGCCTTCGAAGGTCGGGAGCGTCGTGTCCTTGCCCGCCTTGAGGAGGTCGTTCTGCACGCGGGTGCGGAGCCAGTATTCCCAGCGATAGAGCTGGTAGAACCACGTCACCGAGCCTTGGCCTGCGCGGTAGCGGATGCGCGCGGGGATGCGCACGACATCGCCGTCGATGAAGGGCGGCAGCTGGATCATGAAGATGCCGGGGATGTCGACCGGCTCGCCCTTCTCGTTCATGTGCTCGGTTTCGAACACGATCTGCCGCTCGCCCGACTGCAGCCGGTTCGACTGCTTGATCTTGGCGCCGACGAACACCTCGAGGTGGCGCGAAAGGTCGATCAGTTCGTTCGGGTTGGCGAAGCGCTCCTTGAACAGGGGCTCATAGTCCGTGCGCTCCTGGTCGAGCGGCGCGGCCAACTCGGCAGCGTGTTCCTCAAGGAACTCGGCGAAAGCCAGCTGTTCCATCTGCTTGCCGTTGAAGCTGACCCACGCCTTGAACTCGTCGGTGAGCGGGAAGCCGTATTCGACGCGGTGCTTCAGGAAGTCCGGCTCATGGCCGGGGCCGTGATAGTCGATGACGGCGGTGAGCTTGGGGTTCGGCCACGATGTGCTGGCGAAGATGACGCTCGCGTCGGTCTTGTGGCGGTTCGCCAGGTTGACGAAGCTCTCCAACGTCTCGACCTTTGCGGTGCCGGTCGAGGTCTTCGGCTTCAGCCGGTAGCGCTCGATCTCGTCGCGGACGCTGATGACGCGCTGCTCGCTCGCGTCCCACAGGGCGGGGATGGCCGACGGCAGGCCGGGGCCGAGGCCGCTGGTGGTGATGGAGACGTGGTGCGGGCCGGCGGCGGCCTTCGCCATCTCGGCGATAAGGCCGGCCGCCGAAGCGGTCGGGATGTCATTCTTGGTCGGCGTGCTGGTCACGGCGGTTGCTCCTGGTGCGAGGGAAGGTTGCGGCGTCAGGCGGTTTCGCTGGCGCGGCTGCGCTCCGCGGAGTCGCGCGGGCCGGCGAACATGTCGGACTGGCTGGGATGCTGGACGGACAGGCCACCTTCGACAGGCCAGAAGGCAGTCGAGGCGAAGCCCTTCTCCTCCGGCAGCTTGGCCTTGACCGACGGCTTCATGTCGATGCGGTCGCCGAGCTTGACGAAGTCGATGGTGACGGTGAGCTGGCCCTTGGCCTTGTCCTCGGGATGCTCCTGCAGCGCCTCGATCAGCCGCTGCATTTCGGAATTGGCCTTCTCCTCGAAGCGGCCCCGGCTGTTGAGGCCGAGCACCTGAAAGAGGCTGCGGATGACGCGGGTCGACATGGGCTCTCCTTCGGCCTGCCGGCCGGATCAGCGGTTGATGAAAAGGTCGAGGTCGCCGGCCAAGGTGCGGGGCCGGTTGCGGGCGCGTTCGACCGCCCGCGCTGCGGCCAGTTCAGCGCGCAGCAGGCGAATGGTGGCGCGCTTGAGCTGCTGGGCCACGCCGGCTCGCCGTCCATGGTGCTTGCGAAGCCGCGCATAGTTCATGGCCAGTTCGGCACGCTTGCGCTGGAGATAGGCGGTTTCCGAGCTCATGCCGGCCTCCGCATGGATTGGCCCGGGCAGCGCTGGCTCTGCGCGCGGGCACCGGGCAGCAGATCGAGGAACAGGCCGTGTAGCTCGATCGCCGCGGCGCCGGGGGGCAGGAGGCGCTGGCGATGCTTGAGCGGCACGGCCTGCTCAACGGCCCTCGCCCATGGCATGGGCGGGCTGGCGAGGAAGTCGCGCTTCTCGGTGGCGAGCGCGACGATGTCGCAATGGTGGATGAACAGCTTCTCCTCGGCCGTCGGCATGGCGATGCCGGCGGCTTCGTGGATGGCGCGGTCGTGCCGGCGCTTCTCCTCGTCGAACACCTGGCGCAGCGCGTCGGCCACCGGGAGGCCGAACATCTGCGTGGCGATGGCGAGGCGGGCATGGGTGGCGGGCGTCGGCGTCTCGCCGATGCGGGTCTCGTGCTGGTCGTGCAGCAGCACGAGCGCACGCAGCCGCGGCGTGGCGCCGGAGGTGACGGCGACACGATCGGCGATCAGCGTGTGATTGGCGATCGACACCATGGGAACGGCGGCGCCGGCATAGCGGGCGATGTCGGCCATCTGGTCGGCGATCTCGGCGAAATCGACCTGATCGGCGCGCGGCTCGACCATGTCGACGACGCGCCCGCGGCGCGATTGCAGCCAGATGCGGGGGGCGACGCTCATCAGGCCGTGCCCTCCGTCTTCATGGCGTTGGCCGCCATTGCGTTGGCGGTGTCGCGCACTGCATTTTCGACGGAAGCGAGACAGCCCTTCAGGAACGCTTCCCGGTCAGGGGCGTGAAGGGCGAGGCCGCCGAGATATTCGGCGAGCCCCATGGTGAGGATGGAGAGCGTCGCAGAGCCCGGATCCGTGGGCTCGATCATGCTCGCATCCACGAATGCGGTGATCCGAGCCCGGCGGGCCGCTTTCATCAAGGCTACGCCCTTGGCCTGTTCGCTTGCGGCGGCGGCCATCACGCGGCCTCGCGGGCGGGTTCGGCGGTGCGGGACTTGCGGTAGCGCCGCATGGCGACGTCCATCGCCTCGGCGAGCTGCGCGGCTTCGAAGCCGGCCTCGGTGATCTGCTCGGCGGTGAAGCCCTCGCAGGCCAGCACGTCCGGCGTGACGGGGATGCCGGCCTGACCGAGGCGGCGCATGGTGAGCGCCATGAAATCGACCAGGGCGCGGAAACCGCCGACGTCGCGGTAACGCCCCGCGGCGATGTCGTTGATGAGGTGCGCGAGCCGGTGCCCCTCGCCGCCGGCGGCCATCCAGTCGCGCGCCGGAAAGGCGTGGCGACCGAAGCGGCAACCATCGTCGGCGTCGGGCTGGGCGCGGAAATCGGCCTCGCGCATGGCGAAGCCCATGGCGAGCACCAGGCCGAGACGCTCGATCAGGCCATCGGCATCGGTGAGCGGCGCCACCAGCGCGTGGCGGCGGAAGAAGGCGGCGAGCGCCGATTCATGGTGGGTGGGCTGCATGGGGTCGCTCCCAATCGCGAGGATTGGGGCAACGCTACACGATTTGTGTAATAGGTCAACACGATTTGTGTAGACTAGAACTTGATGCCGGCGTCCCTACACATGCTGGCATGGACCGCCTCGTTCCCGCCGAGGCCTATAGGTATGAAGTTAATCTGAGGAACGGCGAGCAGCCCGTAAAACAGCTTCTTGCCGGCATAACCACCGAAGCTGTTCCTCGCGTTCACGTAACCGCAGACGGTCACCATGCCGGAACTCGGCTCCTTGGTCGCGACGAAACCGGAGAACTTGGCCGAATCCGGGTCCTTCAAGTCCTCTCGAACGCCACTCTCCACCGCCGCAATCTCAGCGGCGCTCAATCCATAAGGTAATGCCGCCTCCTTCTTGGCCGCATGGGCGTGAGCTACGAAACATCCAAGCGATATCAAGAAAAATATAATCACTCCCCATGCCCGTCGCATAACTACCTCGTCGTAAAGCGACCCGCATACCGCCCAATTATACGCACTTCGTCAGCATTCTGCTCATATGAAGAGTATTTTTCATTTTCCGGAATCAATCGAAGGCGCACAGGGCTGCTATTTGCGACTATCTCAATTCGCTTGATGGTTATGCCATCGCCTTCCCAAAGCGCAAAGATGCCCGGCATGCTCGGGTTAATCTTGGTTTCGTCGATGAAGACGAAATCGCCATCCATGATGCGCGGCTCCATCGAATCGCCGGTGCACTCGACGATATGAATGCGACGGGATGGCGCGCGCAGCGTCCGCTGGGCGACGAACTCTGGCAAACGCCAAGTGCCTAGGACGTTCGCCGCGCCGATGGTGTTCCCGTTCTGCTCAAAGGCAACTTGCGGCGCATCGAGCGCAAGGCCCGCGCCCAGATTCGCGTCGAGGTGAGCTATCTCCCCCTCGGCAAGGCCGCTGCGCAAGCCTCCAGCAGCAACAGCCTGAACCCCTTCATCTGCACGTTCCGGACGCGCGTCGGGATCGAACGATGAGATCAGCGGCGGGCGCTCGCCTTCCAGAAGAAAGGCAACCGAGCTCTTGAATGCCTTGGCATATTTTGCCGCGTCGTTCGCATAGCCATTCTGGCCGTTTTCATGGGCCGCATAAGTAGACGGAACCCAGCCGAATCGGGCGGCTGCATCCGCGGCCGTTTCGAACCCCGCCTCCTCCCGCGCTCTGCGCAGTCGAGCGGCCCTAGCGGCTTTATCCTGCTGACTTTTTGCCATGCCCGCAGCTAAACAAAGCGTGTAACATAAATCATGTTGTCGACGTTACACGTTTCGTGTAGCGTCCCGGCTCATGAACTCGTTCAGCGACTTGCTCACAGCCCTTGGCCCGCTGCAGATCGTCGGCGACCGCTTTGGCGTCACCGCGCAGGCGGTCTCCAACATGAAGATCCGCAACGCGGTGAATAGCCGCTACTGGCCGACCATCGTCGAGATGGCTGCTGAACGGGGCATTCCCGGCATCACGTTCGATTACTTGGTCGAACTGGATCGCCGTGCTCGCCTTGCCGTCACCCTCTCACCCGCCGGTGACGCGCACCACGATAATCAGGTGGCAGATTTTACCGCCGACGGGGTGGCGCCATGACCAAGCGCCCTGCCCTCGGCTCCGCGCATGAAGCGCTCGACCTGATGTTCGACAGCATCGGCCGCGCGCACGGCCCCAACGGTTCGCCCAGCGAGGGCGCGCAGGTGGCGGCGGCGTTCCTCAACATTGCGCGCTCGACACTCTATCGGCAGCTCGACCCTGACCAGCCGGGCGAGTTCGCCTTCGCGCATGCCTGCCAGCTGGCGCAGCAATTCGGCTGCACCGAAGCGGCGGCGCATCTCGCCCTGTGCGCCGGCGGCGTATTCGTGCCGATGCCGGACGGCGATGGGCGCGTGGCGGAACTGACCGCCGAATCCATGCAGGAGATGGGCGAGGCCGCCGCGGCGATCTTCGCCGCCCATGCGCCGGGTTCCGACGGCGGCGTGAGCACCACGTCCGCCGAGGCGCGCAAGATGCTGCCGCAGGTGCGCGACGTGCTGTGCGCCGTGGCGGCGCTCTATGCCGAGGTTTCCGACATTGCGCGCAAGGGGGCGGCCTGACGTGCTGGCGCGGACCCCTGTCCTCATCGTTCGGCGGCGCCCCTGGCAGCGGGTGGTGCCGGTAGTGCGCCGCATGCACGCGCTGCGGCACCCGCGCTGGGAGATCGCGAAGCGGCTGCGCATCAGCGACGACTATGTCGAGCGCGCGCTGAAGGCCGGCGCCGGCATCTGGTCGCCGGAGGAATGGGGGCGGCTGACCGCTGCCGCCGCAGCGGCGGAGGCGGGGCGTTGACTCTAGTCGTCCTTCAAGATGGATATAGGCAACGGCGGCGTGCCGTTAGCGTAGTACTGGTGGTACTTTTCCAGTTTCACCAAGGTGGCGTTGGATATCTCTTCAATATCCGCGCCGCTTTCCACCATCGTTATGCGACGCTCGATCGCCGAAATAAGCTCGCGCGTGATGAAGTACGCTATGACCGACGAGCGCTCCCGGTAGACATCACCGTTGATGGACAGGCTCATGCCGGACGTATTGCCGAAGTAATACACGGCCCTTCTATCGCCCTTGAGAATCCGGTCAGAAGCCAATTCGAGGTATGCCTCGGATTCTCGTCGCTCATCGAACTTTTCAAGCGCGTCGAGCAGTGCGGGATTGTCAGCGCCGAGATGCAGGAGGGACTGGCCGCGGGTTCTGATCCGGGCAAGTTGGTCGACGGTGACGCGGTGTCGACGCAAGCGATCGGCGACCTTCTCGCGTCGGCTGTGATCCAGTGCGTCGTAAGTCGACACAGCGGCGATGACTACGCCGACGAGGGCGATGAGCGCGCCAATGAACCCGCCAAGATCCTGCAGCACCTTGTACAAGCCGCCGCCCTGGATGGCGCCGCGGACGCTAGGATCGGCCACAACGCCGAGCAGCAGTATTGCTGCTGCGATCGATCCGCCTACGAATGCCGGGTGCTTGAACATCATGGAACGCTGCCTCTCGCTCTGACTGTTGTCGAGAGGGCGGCGGCATGATTGCACCGATTTCAATCCTCGACGGCCGTGTCTCCATCCTGCTCGGCGACGTGCGCGAGCGGCTGGCGGCGATGGAGCCTGACAGCGTCGATTGCGTCGTCACCTCGCCGCCCTATTGGGGCCTGCGCGACTATGGCGTCGACGGGCAGATCGGGCTGGAGCGGACGCTGGGCGATCACCTCGAGGTGATGCTCGACGTGTTCCGCCTTGTGCGGCGGGTGCTGAAGCCGAGCGGCACGCTCTGGCTCAACTATGGCGACTGCTACGCCACCAGCCCGAACGGGCGCTCGGCCGCCGACACCAAGGCGGCGGGCAAGGATGACCGCACCTTCCGCGACAAGCCGTTCTCGACCATCGGCGGCGTGCTGAAGGCGAAGGACCTCTGCATGCTGCCGAACCGGCTGGCCATCGCCCTGCAAGAGGACGGCTGGTGGGTGCGTTCCGAGATCGTGTGGGGCAAGCCGAACCCGATGCCGGACAGCAGCGGCAAATATCGGCCTTCAACCGCGCACGAGAAAATCTTCCTGCTGACCAAGACCGGCAGCGGTTTCTACGACTTCGACGCGGTGAAGCAGGCTGTGACCGGCAATGCTCATAGCCGCGTCTCGAAGGTCAAGGTTCCCGGCGCATGGGATCTCGGCAAGGGCGGCCATGGGACCATCAACCGGCAAGGGCGCACCAGCGCGGTCTATCGCGACCGGAAGCCAGGCGTGACTCCGAAATCGGCCGGTGAAGACACCAACGTGCGGGCGAAGGGCAGCCTCCACGCCAGCACTACCGAGATGGTCGATAGCCGCTACCTGCGGAACTACGAAGAGGCGCCGCTCACGGTCTGGCGCTTCGCCAGCGAGTCGTTCCCCGAGGCGCATTTTGCCACCTTTCCGCCAGAGCTGGCGGAACGCTGCATCCTCGCCGGCTGCCCGAAGGGCGGGCTCGTGCTGGACCCGTTCGGCGGCGCCGGCACCACCGGCCTCGTCGCCGCGCGGCATGGCCGCCGGGCGGTGCTGATCGAGCTCAACCCCGACTATGCCGAGATCGCCCGCCGGCGGATCGAGCGCGAGTGGAAGGTGCCGGCGCGGCCGGCTTCTCAGGACTTCGGGCCGCTCTTCGCGGCTGACGCGGAATTGCCGGAGGCGGCGGAGTAATGCCTTCCTTCGACAACCCTGCTCCGATGCGCATCCTTGTCGGCTGCGAGACGTCCGGCGTCGTCCGTCGGGCCTTTGCCGCCTATGGGCATGACGTCTGGTCGGTCGACCTGCTGCCGGCCGAAGATGGCAGCAACCGGCACATTATCGGCGATGTCCGCGACTATCTCGGCGAGGGCTGGGATCTGCTGGCCGTGATGCACCCGCCCTGCACGCGGCTGTGCAACAGCGGGGTGCGTTGGCTCCGCAAGGCGCCGCCCGGCCGGACCCTGGAGGCGATGTGGGCGGAGCTCGACGAAGGCGCCGCCCTGTTCTCGGACTGCTGGAATGCGCCGGTCGAGCGCATCTGCGTCGAGAATCCCGTGATGCATCGTTATGCGCGCGAGCGCATCCGCGGCTGGGCCAAGCCGCAGACGGTGCAGCCCTGGTGGTTCGGCGAGCCGGCCTTCAAGGCGACCGGTCTCTATCTGCGCGGCCTGCCGCCGCTGGTGCCGACGCGCAAGCTGGTGCCGCCGAAAAAAGGCACGCAGGAGCACAAGGACTGGTCGAAGGTACATCGCGCCTCGCCCGGCCCCGACCGCTGGCGGGACCGCAGCCGCACCTATGACGGCGTCGCCGCCGCCATGGCGGCGCAATGGACGGCCGCCTGCGCGCGCGAGCGGGAGGCCGCCGAATGACCGCTCACCCCTTGATCGCCTTTTTCAGCGTGTCGTCGATGCGGGTCTGCCAGCCGGGGCCGGTGGCGCGGAAGTGCGCCAGCACGTCCGGCGAGAGGCGCAGCTTGATCGCCTCCTTCGGGGGTGCCTTGCCGGGGCCACGCTGGCCGCGCCGGCGCTTCGCCTCGGCCACGAAGCCGGGCGCCACCTCGGCGCTCGGGCGCATGCGGGCCAGCGTCTCCTCGTCCAGCGGCGGATTGTCGGGATCGGCCTCGGCGGCGCGGGTGATGGCGGCATCCTCCTCCGGGGTGATGTCGCGCAGGTTCGCCAGCGCGCGCTCGCGCGCCGTCTTCCGGTCATCGGGTGAGGTCGACATAGCGGGCAATCTCCTTCGCGTTGGCCTTGCGCAGGCTGATGATGCGGACCTTCTCGGCGCGGCGGCTGAACACCATGACGTGCAGCCGGTCGGCAATGAAGCCCATGGCGACGGTGCGGACTTCCACATAGGGGCGGCGGGTGTCGCGGGCCTCGATGGCGGTTTCCCATTCGAAGCCCTCGGCGGCGGCGAAGGCGACGCCATGGGTGCTGGCGTCTTCCTTGTTCGGGTCCCACTCGTAAAAGCCGCTCATTTCCCCGCCCCTCTCAGTGATTTTTTTGTACCCCCATTTCATGGGCGCGTCAATTCTTTTCGGGGGTACGATAAAATATTCCATAAGGTTGTTCCTCTTCTGTGGAACGCTCGCGCGGCTCTGCAAATGCGCGCCGCGTCATTCCACATAAACAGGTTCATGCCGTCGCCTCTGCGCCTCGCATCAGGGGTGCTGGGATCATGATCTCCCCTTCTGCACTCGACGATCTACGCGAGCGCAACCCGGTGCCGGACGTCGCCTCTCGCTGGGTGAGCCTGCGGCGCGGCAGCAAGGGGCGCATGGTTGGCCCCTGCCCTATGCATTCGACCAATCCGCACGCCCGCGATTCCGTGAGCTTCGAGTGCTGGCCGGAGGGCTGGGTGTGCGCGGCCTGCCAGGACGGCGGCGACGTGATCCGCCTCGTCGAACTGCGTGAGCGGCTGGACTTCCGCGGCGCTGTCGCGTGGCTGGGCGGGGCGCAGGACGTCGATCCGGAAGAGGAAGCCCGGCGGGCGCGCGAGCGCGCCGAGCGCAAGGCCCGCGCCGAGGCCCAGGCGGCCACCTATCGCGAGCGCGAGCGCCGGAAGATGCACCGCCGCTGGGAGGCCAGCCTGCCGCTGGCGGGCTCGCCTGCGGCGGACTACCTCGCCTTGCGCGGCCTGTCGGCGCCGCCGACGGCGCATCTGCGCTTCCACCCGCGCATGCCCTATTACGTGGCGACCGGGAAGGACTGGCGGCAGGTGCATGAAGGGCCGGCGATGCTGGCTGGCATCATCGGGCCGGACGCGCGCTTCGCCGGCGTGCATATCACCTGGCTCGACCTTTCCACGCCCAAGGGCAAGGCAGAGCTATTCGACCCGGTGACGGGCGAAGTGTTGCCGGCGAAGAAAGTGCGCGGCAGCGCCGGTGGCGGGCGGATAGAACTGCTGCGCGGCCCGGGCGCGCCTTGCCTGATACTCGGCGAGGGCATCGAGACCGTGCTCTCGGTCTATACCGCGCTGCTGGAGACCGGCCGCTCGCTGGACGGCATCGCCATGTGGAGCGCGATCTCGCTCGGCAATCTCGCCGGCGGCGCCGCCCGCGACAGCCGCGAGCGCCACCCGACGGCGAAGGACAAAGCCGGCCGCGCGCTGCGCGTGCCCGGGGCGGTGCCGGACTTCGACAGCAAGGCCGTTCCGATTCCCGACCATGTGCGCGACCTGCGGCTGCTGGGCGATGGCGACAGCGACCCTTTCACGACGCGGCTCGCCATGGACCGGGCAGCGGCGCGGCATGCCGCGCCGGGACGGCGCGTTTCGATCGCCTGGCCGGAGCCGGGCCGTGACTTCAATTCGATGGTGGCGTGATGGGCGAGCAGCCGAAAAAGGAAGCCTTCGAGAAGGTGGCCGCCGCCGTGTTTCCGGAGGGCGAGGCTGCGCCTTCCTTCCCCGCACCCCATTCTTCCGCCGACGATTTCTCCGCCCGATCCTCCCATTTGGGCGGATCGGCGCGTGCGGGAACGGGGGGGGCGGGGGGCGACGGCGACGGTGCCGACACTTTGCATCGTGAGATGGCATGGCTGCCGCCGACGGACCTTGGCAATGCCGAACGGTTCCTGCAGCGCTTCGGCGACGACTTCCTGTTCGTGCGCGAATGGGGATGGCTGGTGTGGGACGGGCGGCGCTGGTCGCGGCGCGAGGCCGATCGGATGCTGGAAACCCGCATCAAGGAAACCATCCGGCTGATTGCCGACGAGGCGTCGTGGCTCGCCTCCAGCGGCGAGGACATGGAAATACCGAAGCCGGGGAAGCGCAAGCCGCCCATGCTCTCCGAGGAACTGGCGGATTGGGCGATGACGAGCCAGGCCGCTGGTCATGTGAACTGCCTGCGCAATCTGGTGCAGAGCGACCGCGAGCGCATGACCGACGTCTTCGACGCGGACCCGATGGTGATCAACGTGCGCAACGGCACGTTGGAGGTGCGCAAGCGCGACGGCGACGAGCCCTATGTGCAGCTTCGCCCGCACCGGCGCGAGGACCTGATCACCAAGCTTGCCGAGGTGGAATACGACCAGGAGGCGACGTGCCCGAAGTTCGACGCCTTCCTCGCCGAGGTGCAGCCCGACCCGACGGTGCGGCGCTTCCTCGACCAGTGGGGCGGCCTGTCCTTCACCGGCGACATCGGCGAGCAGAAGCTGGTGTTTTTCTACGGCAAGGGACGCAACGGCAAGGGCGTCTATGTCGAGACGCTGAAATTCATCGCCGGCAGCTACACCGAGACGGTGCCTATCGAGACCTTCCTCGACAGCGGCCGGGCGCGGCGAGGCGGCGAGGCGACGCCCGACCTCGCTATCCTGCCCGGCGTGCGCTACCTGACGACCTCGGAGCCGGAGAAGGGCGCCAAGCTCGCCGAGGGGTTGATCAAGCTCGCCACCGGCGGCGACACGATGAAGGCGCGGCACCTCAACCGCGACATCTTCAGCTTCGTGCCGCAGTTCAAGCTGACCATGCAGGGCAACTATCGCCCCAAGATCACCGGCACCGACGAGGGCATATGGGGCCGCGTGCTCCTGATCCCGTGGCCGATCTTCATCCCGCCGGAGAAGCGCGACCCGCGCCTGACGCACAAGCTGCGGCAGGAGGCGAGCGGCATCCTCAACCGGATGCTGAACGGGCTGTGCGACTGGCTCGACCATGGGCTGGCGATGCCGGACGTCGTGATAGAGGCGACGCAGCAGTATCGCGAGGATTCGGACCCGCTCGGCCGCTTCCTGGCCGAATGCACGGCGCCGGCCATCGGCCAGCGGGTGCAGTCGTCCGTGCTGCACCGGCTGTTCTGTGCGTGGACGAAGGCGGCCAATGAGACCGCGTGGTCGGCCAAGGGGTTGGCGAACGCCCTGAAGGACCGGGGCATGCACCAGACCAAATCGAGCAACAGCTATTGGCTCGATATCGAGCTGATCAAGCACGAGTACGACTTCGATCCGCCGGACCCGCGCGATGCGCCGCCGGCAGCCGAGGATGACAACCCTTATGAGCGCTGATCCTCCCATCCTCCCATAATCGGGAGGATGGGCGCAGAGCTAACCGATTGATTTTGCACAGCTTGGGAGGATGCGGGAGGATAGGGAGGATTTGTGCAGGCCGCCGATGTAGCGCGCTCATATGCGCACCTTAGGAGACCTACCGGAATTATCTTCCCTAACCTCCCTATCCTCCCAAACCTAGCAATACCAATGCTTTTCAAGCGGGAAGATGCGGCGTGAGCCGGGAGGATGGGAAGATGGGCGCGAAGGTGAGCATCGATATCGAGGATCTGCTGATCTGGGCGTACCGGCAGGAACTGCCGAAGGTGCCGGCTGGGGCGATCGCGCCGTCAGCGCTCAAGCCGGGCTGGTCGTCCATGTCGGCCTACGGCGAGTTGCTAGCCGTGATCGACGAGGCGGATATCCGCAACCGCTATGGCGTGACGCCCGACCGGATGGCCAATGGCGTGCCGCATGTCGATGCCCTGGCCGTTGCCGATGCGGTTGCCGGGCTGGATGGGCTGCTGGTCGAGGCACCGGAGGGGTGGTGGCCCTTCGCCGATATGGCCGCCCCGGATGCATGGGGCGAGGCCGGGCAGGCGGCGGTCGCCGATGCGCTCGCCCGGCTTTGCGTCGTCGGCGAGGATGGGGCGCGGCGGTTCAAGACCTCGCCGGCATGGCTGGTGCGCAAGCACGCCATGGTGGCCAGCGTGCCGGAATGGGAAGCCGAGGCGCCGGAATACCGCACGGTACGGGGCGGCAATGGCAAGGCCAAGTGGTTCATGAAGCGGCTGGTGCCGCAGACCGTGAACGGCGAGATCGTCACCTATGCCGAGCACGAGGTCGACGGCTGGTGTGGCTCGCGGCGCCGCCCCTACAAGGGCGCCTATCACAAGATGGAACTGGTGCCCTCCCCGTTCTACGCCGCCATGGATCGGGCGGAGTACGAGGTTTGGCACGCTGCGCTGGCGATGCTGGCGGAGATGCTGCGCGAATCACTGTTCGATCATGTGGCCACTGGCCCGCGTCGTCCGGCGCGTCCATGGGAGAGCGCGGGGCCACAAACCCGCATTCTCCCGTCGCTCAAGGGATTGCCGTCGAAGGGGGCTTGACGCGCGCCTGGATTTTGGTGCTCACTGTGCATGGATAAAGAGGCCCGGGGCGGAAACGCTGCCGGGCCTTCGCATTTCCGCCCGGTGGTCGATGGATCGCGGGCGGGGGTGCCGAGCCCCTCGCCCCGCCTCGGTGGCGGCGGCGGCGCCTCCCCCGGCCTCGCGGCCGACCCCCACCCCCCTTGCGGGTCCTTCCCGGCCTCCCCCCGTATGCGGGCGGCGAGAGCGCGAACGTTCGCTAGCCGGACCATCGTAAAGCGGGGTTAACGAGATTAACGATGACCGATCAATCGGTTAACGATGGTCTTTGGCTGTCGCTGACGGATCTTGCGCAGGCGCGCGGCGTCTCCAAGCCGGCGATCTCGCAGAACCTGAGGAAGTGGAAGGACCGCGGCGTCACCATCCCGACCCGGATGGAAGGCCGGACGCTGCTGATCAACGTGGCGGCCTATGACGCAGCCCGCGGCGAGGTCGGCAATCCCGCCTATGGGCAGGAGCCGGAGCGCGACGAGCCGGGCACCAAGCCGGGCACCGATCCGGTGTTCTCCCGCGAGCAGGCACGCGAGAAGGCCTACTCGGCCGACATGAAGAAGCTGCAGCTCGCCCGCGAGCTGCGCACCACCGTCGCCATCGACCGGCTGGAAGATGAAATCACTCGCGTGCTGGAGCCCATCGTGAAGGCAATCGACCGGCTGCCAGGGATGGCGGAGGACGTCGCCGCCGCCATCTCGCAGAACGGGGTACAGGGCGTGCGCGTGGCGCTCAAGACCGCGGCCACCGATCTGCGCAATCAGGTCGCGGACGGATTGGCCGCCCTCGCCTCCGAGCTCCGAGCCGAGCCCCGGCGCGGCCTCGACGATTTTGACCCGACCGGAGCAACCGAGCCGCCGCCAATCACGGCCCGGCAGGAGAGCTTTCTGCAGACCGGCGAGTGGAAGCGCGCCAGCATCTCGACGCCGACCATCAAAGGCTCGTCGCGCATCTGGTCGAGGTACGAGGCCGGCGACCAGCGGCGTTGGCATGTGCGCTGCCCCGGCTGCTCGGAAGAATTCGTCTTCGAGTTCGGCCCGTTCTTTCGGCACGAGGCCGAGTTCCCCTACCGCGCCCATTATGTGGCGCCTTGCTGCGGGACGGTGATCGAGGGTGTGCAGAAGAACAGCCTGGTGCGCCGCGGTCGCTGGATCGCGACATCGCCCGGGCCGGGCAAGCACCCGAGCTATCATTTCGACGCGCTGTCCTCGCCGTTCGTGCCATGGGACGTCATCGCCAAGCGCTTTCTCGACGCCGGCGACGATCCGTCAAAGCTGAAGACGTTCTACAACCTGACGCTCGGCCTGCCCTTCGAGATCCGCGGTGACGCGCCCGACCATGTTCGGCTGATGGCGCTGCGCGAGGAGTATCCGCGCGGACGCATCCCGCCCCTCGGCCTCTTGCTGACGGCAGCGGCCGACGTGCAGGGCAACGGAATCTATGTCGAGGTGCTGGCGCACGCTCCGAACCGCGCGAGTTGGCCAATCGAGGCGACGTTCCTCGACGGCGACACGTCGGACCCGAAGGGCGGGGCCTTCGCCAAGCTGGACGAGTTCTATGAGCGTGCGTGGCCGGATGCGTTCGGCAAACGCCGACGGGTCGACGCCTTCGGGGTGGATTCAGGCTACCGCTCGCATGTTGTCTATAGCTGGGTACGCGGTCGCCCCGGCGCCTTCGCATTGAAGGGCGAGGATGGATGGACCCGACCGCCGCTCGGCACGCCGCAGCCGGTCGACATCGATCTCAACGGCCAGAAGATCAAGCACGGCGCGGTCGTTTGGGCCGTCGGCACCTGGTCGCTGAAGGCCGTTTTCTATGCGGATCTGCGAAAGCAGCGTCTTGCCGAAGGGGCCGAAGTCGAGCCCGTCGGCGCCTGCCATTTCGGCACGTGGCAGGACACTGTCTATTTCGAGCAGATCACCAACGAATATCTGGCCGACGAGAAGTTCAAGGGCCGGCTGCGCAAGGTGTGGAAGCCACGCGGGCCGAACCACTTCCTCGACTGCCGGATCTACAATCTGGCGCTGGCCGAATATCTCGGCCTCTCCCGCATGACGGCCGACGATTGGGCCGTGCTGGCGCGCGATCGCGGCGTGCCGGAGGAGATGCGCACCAGCGACCTGTTCTCGCCGCCGAGCGTGCAACTCGTCGCGGCCCCCACGCCGAGCGCTCCGCGTGCGCCGGAGATTACCGAGACCGAAGAGACCGACGACGCGACGAGCGGCGACGGGTGGCTCGACGGCTATTCGATCAACTTCTGAGGTTCCGATGGCGACCAGTCTGACGCAGGCCGATGTCGACCGGCTGGAACAGGCGATCGTGTCCGGCGAGCTGCGCGTGCGCTTCTCCGACGGTCGCGAGATCACTTACCAGTCGACCGAGGCAATGCTGCGCGCGGTCGCTTACGCGAAGCAGCAGATAGCCGAAGGCTCCGGCCTTGCGACCGCTACGCCGTCCACCTTCGCCGTCTTCGAGCGGGACTGAGCATGCTAGAGCTCAACCTGATCGAGCGCGCGCTGGCCTCACTCGCGCCGGAATGGGGTGTTCGCCGGCTTCACGCAAAGGCCTCGCTTGCCTCCGCAGCTGAACTGGCCCGCAGCTTCGACGCTGCCCGTCGTGACCGCCGCACGCAGGGCTGGCGCGCCACGGGCGGCTCCCCGAATGCGGAGATCGCCCCGGCGCTCGACCTGGTGCGCCGCCGCTCGCGCGACCTTGTGCGCAACAATGAGTGGGCCGGCAACTTCAAGCGCAAGCTGGTCGCGCACATGGTCGGCACCGGCATCGTCGCGCGCCCGCCGCGTGATGCCAGCAAGGCTGCGAAGAAGCGCAGTCGCGAGGCTTGGAATGCCTTCGTAGAGAACGCCGATCCGGCCGGCATGGCCGATTTCTACGGCATCCAGGCGCAGCTGGCCGGCGAAGTGGTCGAGGGCGGCGCCGCTTTCGTCCGCTGGTATCTGCGTCCGAGCGAATGGGGCCTGAAGGTGCCGCTCCAGTGCGAGGTGCTTCCGCATGAGCATCTCGACACGCGCAAGACCGAGCGTCGGGGCAACAACGTCGTGATCAACGGCGTGGAGTTCGACCCTTGGGGCCGCCGCGCAGCCTACTGGCTGTTTCCGCAGCACCCTGGCGACGTGTTGTCTCTGTCGCGGACGCGCAACCTGTCGGAGCGGGTTCCGGCAAGCGAATGCGACCATGTGTTCCGCGTCGACCTAGCCGGCCAGGTGACGGGGGTGCCGTGGCTCGCCTCTTCCGCGCTGCGCCTGCGCGACGGCGGGGATTACGAGGAAGCGGAGATCATCCGCAAGAAAATCGGCGCCTGCATGACGGTGTTCGTGCGTCGCAATGCGATGAACCCGCACACGCTCGCGCAGGCTACGGGCCAGGCGGTCGATCCGAAGTCCGGCAAGCGCATTGAAAAGCTCTCGCCGGGCCTGATCACCTATCTCGGCGACGGCGAGGAAATCGCAGCCGTGACGCCGCCGGACAGTGGTGATTACGGCACGTTCATGGATCGGCAGATGCTCGCCGCCGCTGCCGGCGTCGGCCTGCCCTACGCCATCGCCACGGGCGACCTGACCAAGGCCAACTTTGCCGGACAGCGCGAGGGCAAGCTCGACTTCTGGCAGGTGCTCGACCAGTGGCAGTGGCTGATGCTGGTGCCGCAGGTGTGCCGCCCGGCATGGCGCCGCGTCATGCGCGCCAGCGTCGGCGCCGGCATGGCCCTGCCGCGCGACCTCTCGGCCGAATGGACCATGCCGAAGCGGCCTTGGGTCGACCCGCTGAAGGACGTGAAGGCGGAGGAGGCCGAACTCGCCCTCGGCCTTGATAGCTGGGTCGAAAAGGTCGCGGCGCGCGGCTTCGACCCCGAGGACCATCTCGCCGAGATCACCGCATGGCGAAAGAAGCTCGAAGCCGCCGGCGTCCGCTTCGCCCCGGCGCCGGGCATCCCGGCCCCTGCCCGCCCCGCCGGCGACGGGCCGAACAGCGACAAGGAAAAGGAAGATGGACCCGACGCCGATCAATGAGAGGCCGGCACAGGGCGTGTCGGCTGGTGACATCGCAACCCTGCCGATGCAGCGCCTGCAGGCTCCGATCGTAGAGGGCTCGGTTCGCGCAGAAGCCCGAACGGTCGACGTTGTGTTTACTACCGGCGCCAGTGTCAGGCGGCGTCGGTGGATCGGCTGGGATGATCACGTCGACTTCGACGAAATCCTTGTCGTTTCGCGTGAAGCCGTGAACCTCGAGCGCTTCGAGCGTGGGGGGCCGGTTCTCGACAGCCACAATACGTGGTCGACGCGTGCGCAGATCGCGGTCGTCGAGCGCGCATGGATCGAGAATGGCCGTGGCTACGCGACCATTCGCTTTCCCACCGCGGGCATCGACCCTGAAGCGGATCGGTTCTTCGCGCTCGTCCAGGACAAGCAACGGCAGAACATTTCCGTTGGCTACTCGATCGACGAGGTTCGCATCGAGCGCGGCGAGCGCCGCGACGAGATCGAGAAGTGGTTCGTAGAGCGTTGGACGCCTTACGAAATCAGCTTCGTGACTGTGGGCGCCGACGCGCGCGCGCAGGTTCGCAGCATGGCGGGCAGCGATGCCCCCAAGTTCCCCTTGAGCTTCAACCGGGCAACGCCCACCACCAGTGAGGTCCCCATGACCACGCCGATCCCGGCGGGCAGCGAGCCCGCGCCGACCACCACCCGCTCCGAGCCGCCGGCGCCCGCGCCGGTGGTTACGCCGCCGTCGCCGCTGCCGGCAGAGGAGCACGCCTGGCGGGCCGCTGATATCACCAAGCTGCAGCAGCGCTCCGAGGCCTTTGGCCTGACCGCCGCGGAGGCGATTACCGTGATGGGCCAGCATCGCACCCTCGAGGCTGCGACCGACGCGCTGCAGAACCTCGCGGCGACCCGTAACGCGCCGCGCCAGCAGCCGCATATCCAGATCGTCACCGATGAGGGCGACACGCTTCGCTCGGCGGTGGAGAATGTGGTGGCCGCCCGTGCCAACCCGCAGGCGACCAAGCTCACCGACGCCGGGCGCCAGTATCGCGGCATGTCGCTGATGGAACTGGGCCGCACCTTCGTCGAGGAATCGCAGGGCGTGCGCCTGCGCAATCTCGGCAAGATGGAGATGGCCAGCGTCCTGCTCGGCCTGACGCGCGCCGCGGGCATGCAGTCGACGTCGGACTTCCCCAACATCCTGGCGAATGTCGCCGGCAAGCGTCTGCGCGACAGCTATCAGGAGGCGCCGCGGCTCTGGAAGCTGATCTCCCGCCAGTCCAATGCCCCCGACTTCAAGGAGAAGGTCGTTGTGCAGCTGGCGGGCATCCCGGAGCTGCAGAAGGTTCGCGAAGGTGGCGAGTACACCTATGCCAAGCTGGGCGAGTCGGCGGAGAAATACTCCATCGCCACTTATGGCCGCATCATCGCCATCACCCGGCAGGTGATCATCAACGACGATCTCGGCGCCTTCGACCGCCTGCCGGCGCTGTTCGGCCGTGCGGCGGCCGAGCTCGAGAATGATCTGGTGTGGGGCATCCTGGTGTCGAATCCGGTCATGGCGGATGGCATCCCGCTGTTCCATGCCGATCACGGCAACCTCGCCGCCGCCGGCGCGGCGCCTTCGGAGACCACCTTCGAGGCCGCGGAGACGGCTCTCGGCGACCAGAAGGATGCTGCGAGCAAGCCGCTGAACCTGTCCTTCAGCTACTTCGTCGGCCCGCAGAAGTATTCGGTGGCGGTGAAGAAGCTCCTCACCTCGGTGCAGGCGACCAAGACCGGCGACGTCAACGTGTACCAGAACGCGGTCGAGCCGATCATCGAGAACCGCCTGAAGCCGGCGGCGGGCGCTGCGCCGTGGTTCATGTCGGTCGATCCCGGCAGGTGGGACACGATCGAGTATTCGTACCTCGAGGGCGAGGAAGGCCTCTACACCGAGGAGCGCATCGGCTTCGAAGTGGATGGCGTCGAGGTCAAGGGCCGTCTCGACTTCGGCGCCAAGGCCATCGATTTCCGCGGCCTCTACAAGAACCCGGGTATCTGACCGGCAGCGTGCGCGAGCCCCGGCGCCTGACGCCGGGGCGTTCCTCAGCAACATAGCGGCCGAGGCCGCCCGTTTCTTCGGAGACCTCCCATGAACAACTTCGTGAAACATGGTGACATCGTCACCATGAAGGCCCCGTACAATGTCGCCTCCGGTGGCGGTGCGCAGGTCGGCCAGCTTTTCGGTGTCACCGTCGCAACCGTCGCCTATCAGGATGACGGCGAGTTCAAGACCACCGGCATCTTCGACCTCACCAAGATCGGTTCGCAGGCCTGGGCGGTCGGCGACCTCGTCTATTGGGACAACACCAACAAGCGCTGCACCACCGTCGCCACCGGCAACCTGCTGATCGGCGCCGCCATGGCCGCCGTCACCAATGCCGCCGGCAACACGGTCGGCCAGGTCCGGCTCAACGGCGTCGCTCGGCCGAACGAAGCCTGATCCTGATGAACGCCTTCGCCCGCGCCCTCGACCGGCTCTTCGCCCATCGCGACCTGTCGCATGCAGCGCTGTATCGGCCGCAGGGCGCGGGCGACGGGGTGCCGTGCCGGGTGATCAAGCGGCAGCCGGACGAACTGTCCGACTTCGGCGGATCCCCGATGGTGCGAGCCACCACGCTGATTGACGTGCGCGTGGTTGAAGTGGCGAAGCCGCGAGAGGGCGACACCTTCGATCTCGCCGGCGACGTCTATAGCGTCCTCGGCGTGCCGCGGCGCGATGCCGATCGGCTGACGTGGACCTGCGGTTGCCGGGGCGGATGATCGTCTCCCCCTCCGTCACCATCGAGGGTGACCTGCGGCAGATCATGGCGGCGGAGCTCGGCATTGCCGAGACGGCGGTCACGCGGGGCATCCGTGCCGGCTCCGACGGGCTGAAGGGCGAACTGCGTCAGCAGGTGCTCGGCGCCGGCATGAGCCAGCGCCTCGCCAACACCTGGCGCTCGGAAACCTACCCGCGTGGCGGCACCAGCCTGCGGGCCGCGGGCCTCATATTCACGCGGGCTCCCGATCTCATCGACGCCTTCAACCGTGGCGTAACGATCCGCTCGCCCAACGGCTTCTATCTCGCCATTCCGACACCGGCGGCAGGCAAGTTCGGCTTTGCCCGGCAATCCTCACCCGAGAGCGGCCAGAAGCTGGAGAGGCTCACGCCCGGCGGCTGGGAACGGCGCACCGGCATGAAGCTGCGCTTCGTGTTCCGGCCGGGCAAGCGCGTGTCGTTCCTCGTCGCCGACAATGTGCGCGTCGGCGCCGGCGGCATCGCCCGCGCGAACACCGTGACGCGTAAGGGGAACAAGGCCACCCGGCTCACGGGCCGCACCACGGCGGTGATTTTCTGGCTGGTGCCGCAGGTGAAGCTCGCCAAGCGTCTTGATGTGGAAGGTGCAGCGCGCAACTGGTCGGCGAAGCTGCCCGACCTGATCGTCAACTTCTGGCGGGACTAGCGGATATGAGCCGACGTGAGATCGCGCTGGCGGCGCTGAAGGCGACGCTCGCCGCGGCGCTGACCGGCGCCGACGTGAAGCGCAACGCCGCCGTGCCGCAGGAAGCGGGGCCAGGTGGACTGGTGATCCTGCGCGATGGCGATCCCGGCGAACCCGAGGTGAGCCTCTCGCCGCCGCTCTACGCCTATGAGCATCGCGTTGATGCCGAGATCTATGCGGAAGCGGCGACCGAAGCGCAGGCGCTGGCGATCCTCAACGCGATCCTCGACGACATCGACACGGCGCTCACCGCCGATCGAACCCTCGGCGGCACCGTCGACTATTGCGAGCCGACGGCTCCGACCACCGACACCGACACGCTTGAAGGCTCCGCGCCGATGCTGGCCGCGAGGCTCGGCATCACGCTGATCTACACCACCACCTCGCCGCTCGGCTGAGCGGCCCATCCCCTCAGGAGAGAGACATGGCACGCGCAAGGGGCATCAACGCCCGGCTGGCGGGCGTTATGGAGGCGACCTATGGCGTCGCTCCCGTCAACGGCTATCGCCTGCTGCCGTTCATCAGCACGACGCTCGGCGGGGAACAGGGGCTGATCGCCGACGACCTGCTCGGCACCGGGCGCGACCCGCTGGCGCCGAGTCGCGACGTGATCAACGTCACCGGCGACGTGGTGGTGCCGGTCGACGTGCGGAACTTCGGCTTCTGGCTGAAGCTGCTGCTTGGCGCGCCGACCACCACTGCGGACACGGACGTGTACACGCATGAATTCACCTCGGCGAAGGCCAGCCTGCCGAGCGCCTCGCTCGAGATCGGACATCCCGAGGTGCCGGCCTATGCGATGAACAAGGGCGCGCTCGCCAACACGCTCGCCATCCGCATGCAGCGCTCCGGTACGGCGCAGGCGACCATCGGGCTGATCGCGCAGAGCGAACTCCCCAACGGCGCCAGCGGCGCCGGCTCGCCGACCGAACTGGAAGTGGTGCGATTCAACCAGTTCCAGGGCTCCGTGAAGCGTGACGGCGTCGCCATGGCCAATGTCGTCTCAGCCGACCTCACCTATTCCAACAATTACGAGCTGGTCGAGGTGATCCGCAGCGACGGCCTGATCGCCGGCGGCGACCCGGGCAAGGCGTCATTCACCGCCTCAGTGACGGTGCGCTTCGACAGCCTTGACCTCTACAACCTGGCGGTCGCTGGCACGCCGGTAGACCTCGAATTCGGCTTCACCCTCGACGCCGAGAACAGCCTCACCTTCGCGCTGCCGGCGATGCATCTGCCGCGGGCGAAGCGGCCCGTTACCGGCCCCGCCGGCGTGCAGGCGACCTTCGCCCTGCAGGCGGCGCGGCCGGCGCCGGGCGAGGAGATGCTGACCGCCACTCTCGTCAACGATGTCGCCAGCTATTGAGGCCGCGATGTACCGTCTCGATCTGAAACGCCTGCCCTACTGGGTCCCTCTCGGCCTGGGTGTGAAGGTGGAAGTACTCCCCTTCGGCACCGAGGTGGAGCTTCGCTCCCGCGACCTGCCGGAGGAGCTTCGCGCCGAGATGAACGGCGACACGGCGGTGAAGTCCCTCGCCGTGATCAAGGCCTTCGGCCGCGCCGCCATCATCGGCTGGTCCGGCCTCGATGTGGACGGGCGCGAGGAAAAGGGGCCGTGGCCAGAGGGAATCGACGCCCTGCTGAGCACGTCGCCCTTCGGCGCGGCCTTCTCCCGCGAATATGTCGGGCCGGCGCTCCTGGCGGTGTCGGAAAAAAACGCATCCGCGCCCTCGCCGGCTGGCACTTCGGCGACGGGCGCAGCTACTGCGCCGCCTGCCCCGGGCGCTGCGCCGAGTGCCCCTCCCGGGTCGAAACCCCACTGAGCTTGGACGGCTTCCTGTTCTGGGAGGCCTTCCGGGCAGGCGAGCACCAGCTGCGGATCGCCGGCACCTTGCCGATCGGCTTCGACTTTCCGGCCATCGCCGCGCTGGCGCGGGCAAAGGGCTGCCCCAGCGCGGCCGCCTCCTACTTCTTCGACGCGGCGGAAGACGCCGCACTTGCCGCCATCCATGACAAGCTGAGGGACCGCGACGATGGCTGAGCGCAACGTCAATGTGCGCCTGCAGGTGATCGACGGCGGCAAGGTGAAGGCCGAGCTTGCCAGTGTCGGCGAGGTCGGCGCCGTGGCGCTCGATCGCCTGCAGCAGCGGTCGCAGCAGGCGGCAGCCGCCGTCAACCAGCTGCGCACGCATGAGGTGACCAATCTCACGGCGCAGCTGACGGATCTCGGCGTGCAGGTGCTGTCGGGTCAGTCCTTCGGCATGGCCATGATCCAGCAGGGCCCGCAGATCGCCGCCGTGCTGGGCGAGCGCGGCGTGAAGGCCTCGCTTCTCGGCGTCGGCGCGGCACTGGCCTCCCTCGTCACGCCGACGACCGCGGTGCTCGCCGGCATCGTCGCGCTCGGCTACGGCGCATCCTTCGTCTTCGATGCGATGTCGGACGATACCGAGGATGCGTCGAAAGCGCTGGAGAGGCATCAGGATATCCTGCGCCTCGTCGCCGAGCGCTATGGCGACGTTGAGAAGGCGGCGAAAAAGGCCGTCACAGAGCAACAGCGTCAGGTCGATCTAGCCCTGGCCGAGGCGAATGCCCGATCCCAAAGCAACCAATATTCGCAGGCTGCGGGCGCGTTCGCCGACACGCTGAGCCCCAGCCTCATCCGCGGCATCGGGCAGGTGTATGGCGGCAATGTCGGGAATTCGTACTTCGCCGCGCCGATCGAAGCCTTTCTGAAGTCGGTGCGCGACGGTGTCCCGGATATCGAGGCCTTTCGCGCCGAAGTCGCCCGGATGATGAACGAGGCCGACGATCCTGCCATCAAGGATCTCGGCGCCGACCTTCTCGATGGTTCAAGCGCGGCGTCCAAGTTCGCTCAAGGTATGAGCGATGCGTCGCTGGCGGTACGCACCATCGGCAGCGATATTCAGTTCTCCGCCGAGCAGCTGAAAACCTTCAAGAAGACGCTCGAAGATTGGGCGAAAGCCGAAGAGATCATCGCCAATATCGAGCGATCCGCCTCGACCGTGGGTGACGATCGCCAGCGTGCGATCGACGCTGTTCTCGGGCGCTTGCCGGATAACGCCACCTCAGATCAGCGCGACCGCGCCGCCGCCGCCGCGGCGACCGAGTATGACCGGCTGCAGGCACAGCGCGCGCAGGAGAAAGCCGCTCGGGAGGCGGCATCTGAAGCGCAGCGCGACGAAAACCGGCTGGTGAGCGAAGCCAAGCGCATCTACGAGTCCACCCGTACCGCCAGCGAAGCCTATGCCGACACGCTGGCGAAGTTGCAGGAGCACCTCGAGGCCGGGCGGATCGACCAGGAGACCTATAACCGCGCGGTCGCGGCGGCGGCGGAGGTGATGGAGGAAGCGAACCGGCAGGCGCTGGAAAGCGCCACCGACGCCGCCTCCGGCTATCAGCGCTTCGTCGAGGATTACCTGAAGTCGGCGCAGGACATGGCGAGCGCGACCGAGGATCTGATGGTGGACGCCTTCGGCGCCGCCGAGGACGCCTTCGTGGACTTCGTCATGACCGGCAAGGCGGAGTTCAGCGACCTCGTCAACACCATCATCGCCGACCTCGCTCGGCTGGCGTTCCGGCAGGCGGCGTCCGGCCTGCTCAGCAGCGGCGGCGACATTCTCGGCAACCTCGTCACCGGGCTCGTCGGCAGCATCGCCGGCGGTCTCGCCAGCCCGGGGGCTGGCGGCGTCGAGAGCTACTTCGTTCCGGGCTACGCGAACAACAACTCCTATGGCGGCCCGCGTGCCTATGGCGGCGCGGTGAAGCAAGGCTTCGACTACTGGGTCGGGGAGAACGGGCCGGAGAAGTTCACCGCGCCGCGCGACGGCTACATCGTGCCGAACAGCGCGGTGCAGGGGCAGGCGCCGCGGGTGCAGGTGATCGTCAACACGCTTCCGGGGCAGACCGCCGACGTGGTGCAGAGGCAGCGGCCGGATGGCGTGACCGAGATCGAGGCCACGGTACGTCGCATCGCATCCGACGAGATATCGAGCCAGCTTTCCGAGGGCGGCGACGCGGCGACTGTCCTTGAACGCCGCTATGGCCTGCGCCGCGGGGACCTCGGTTGATGGCATACGCGTCCTGGCCTGTGGCGCTTCCCTTCGAGTGCGAGGCGGCGGCGTTCACCCGCCGCCCCTATCGCGAGATGCTCGAAACCGAGATGGAGGGCGGCAATTCCCGGCTGCGCTTCCGCCCCGGCGACAATGTCGAGACGGTGACGTGGGCACGGCGTTTCACCGCCGACCAGTATGCGGCGTGGCGGTCGTTCCTGTCCGGCACGATCGCCCGGGGAACGGCCCGCTTCCTCATGCCGATCTGGAACGGCGCGGCCTATGAGGTCCGTGTCGTGCAGATCGTCGGGGGCGGCGGTGGCGTTTCCGAGGCGGTGACGGGTCGCGGGCTCTACACCCGGGTAAGCTTCTCGCTGCTGGTGCTGCCCGCCGAACTCGTGCCGGTGTCGCCGTGAGCGTGCCGCACAACGCGGCGTGGGAGGAGGCGGAAGCCAACAGCACCACGGACTTCGACGTCTTCGTCACGCTTGAGCTTCAGCACCCGGCGATTCAGGACGAAGAGGGCAATGAAGTGCCGGCACGCCTAGTGCATGACGTCATGCCCCGCTCGCTCGGCATTGAGCCGGGCGGGCTGTTCAATCCCGGCCAGATGGCGACCTTCGAGCCGGCGGCCTTCACCTCGCCCTTCGCCGAGCTCTCGCAGGGGCAGATTCCGCAGGCGCCGATCGCCATCGACAACGTCGCGCGAGAGCTGACCGCCTATCTCGAGGCGGCCGTCGGCTACAATGCCGACCTCAAGGCGATCTATCGCGAGTACCGCGACGATGATCCTTCCGAGCCGATCTATGGACCGGTGGAGTTCCTGATCTCCAAGGCGAAGGTGGTCGGCAGCTCCGTGACCGGAGCGGCCTCTCTGTCGAACCTCGGCAACAAGAAGTTCCCGCGCAATGTCTACACCCGCGCCGCTTTCGCCGGGCTGGTGCGATGACGGATCGCAGCGCCTTCCTCGCCGGCCTCGTCGGTCGGCGCTGGTCGCCGGACTATTCCTGCTGGCACCACGCGAAGCTGATCGAGCGCGAACTGTTCGGCCGCGACCTTCCGGACGTCGTCCTGCCAGAGCATCCCGGCTGGCGCTGGATGATCGAGACCATAGAAGGCCATCCGGAGCGCCAGAGGTGGCGTGAGGCCGTGCCGCCGGCTCCGGGCTTGATCAGTGCCGCCGACGGCGCGCTGGTCGCCATGGGGCGTGCTGACCGCGCCGCGCATATCGGCGTGTGGCTCGCCCCCGAACGCATCGTTTCCCATTGCGACGAGGGCTCCGGCTCTCGCTTCGATCCGGTCCCCGCCCTGCGCATGCAGGGCTGGGGGCGCATCCGCTTCTTCGAGCCCGTAACGGACTGATCCTCCATGGCCGCTGTTGCCTACCTGCCGGTGCTGCACATCGCACTGCCGGGGATCGAACTCGCGCGCGCTCTGCCGCGCCGCAACGAGACGATCACCAGCTTCCTGCGCCGCACCGGCTGGAACACCACCACCCTGCCGACGATCTGCCTCGTCGACGGCGAGCCGGTGCTACGGGCGAACTGGAACTCGCGCCGCATCCGCAAGGGTTCGGCCGTCGAGTTCCTGTCCCGCCCGCGTGGCGGCGGCCTGACGCAGAACTCCATCGCCGGGCTCGTCGGAGTCATCGCCCTGTCCGCCTTCGCGCCATGGGCTGGCGGTGCGCTGTTCGGCGCCGGGACGGTGGCGGCCAAGGTCGCCGCCGGCGCGATCATGGTCGGCGGCGGCTTCCTCATCAACACGCTGATGGCGGTGAAGCCGGGTGGCAGCCAGGCCGAGCCCGACCCGATTTATAGTTGGGGAACCGGCCTCAACCTCGCCCGCCCGCTGGAGCCGATTCCGTCCTGCTACGGCCGGCGCAAGCGCGTGCTCGACAAGGCCGCACCGGAATGGTCGAGCTATGAGGGGAACGACCAGTACATCCATGTCCTGCTGTCACGTGGCGAGGGCCGGCTCCAGCCCGAACAGATCCTGATCGAGGATACGCCGCTGTGGACCAGCGGCACCGGCGTGAACCCGCAGTTCAGCGGCGTGCAGATCGCCTTCTACAATCCCGGCCAGCAGGTGACGCTGTTCCCGGTGAACGTCGAATCCTCTGCCGAGGTGAGCGGGCAGGAACTCGACTTCCCGGCATGGACCGGCGGCTTCATCGCCAACGCCGCCGGCACGCAGGCGACGCGCCTCGTCGTCGACCTGTCCATGCCGAACGGCTGCGGCCTGCAGAATGACGCGGGCGTGCTCACCCCGCATTTCGTGCCGGTGATGATGCAGTACCGGCCGGTCGACGCCGCCGGCAACGAGCTCGGCGACTGGACGTCGGTCGGGCCGTTCCCGAACGTGCCGCTGTGCTCGAAGTCGCCGCTGCGCTTCAGCCTCGCCGCCGAGGTGCCCGCCGGGCGCTACAAGGTGCGGGTGCGGCGCACCACGCCGCGGGCCACCGACACCAACATCGTCGACCAGATCAATTGGGCGGAGATGCGCGCCTTCCTGACCGGGCCGCAGAGCTTCCCGGTCTCGACGATCGCCATCCGCGCCAAGGCCACCGACCAGTTCTCCGGCGATGCGCTCTCCCGCCTTTCCGAGGTGGCGACGCGCATCCTGCCCGTGTGGAACGGCTCGGCCTGGGTGGAGCAGCCGACCCGCTCGCCGGCCTGGGCGGCGCTCGATATCGTCACCAACACGAGCTATGGCGGCAGCCTGCCGCTGTCCCGGCTGGACTTTCAGGCTTTCGTCGATCTCGCGGCGACCTGCGCCGCGCGGGGCGACACGTTCGACCATGACTTTGCCGCCACGGTTCCGGTGCCGCAGGCGCTCGATACCGCGCTCTCGGCCTGCCGCGCCAAGCATGTGTGGATGGCCGGCACGCTGTCGCTGGTGCGCGAGCAGTGGTCGAGCGTGCCGCGCATGCTCATCACCGACCAGGAGATCGTGCGCGGCTCGCTGGAGATCGAGTACCTGCTGCGGCCGACCGACGAGGCGCAGTGCGCCGTGCTCGAATATCTCGACGAGAGCACCTGGCAGCTGGCCGAGGCCGTGGCGCCGCGCTCCGCCAGCGAAGTGCAGATCGCCCGCGCGACAAGGCTGCAGCTGCCCATCGTGAAGCGGGCGCAGGCGCAGCGCGAGGTCGAGTTCCTGCTGCGTCAGAACCTCTATCGCCGGATCAATGTGCGGCTTACGACCGAGCATGACGGCCGGCTGCTCTATCTCGGCGCGCCGGTGCTTCTGCAGTCGGACCTGCCGCAGCAATGGGGCGCCTCCGGCAAGGTGACGCGCCGCGTCGGCAATGCGCTCTATCTGCACGAAGCCCCGGCGTGGGTGGCCGGCCAGCACTACATCCTGATCCGCGACAAGCGCGGGCGGCCGTTCGGCCCGATCAAATGCGCGCGCGGCGCCAATGACGGCATCGCCATCCTCGACGGCGCCGACCTCGCCATTGTGGAAGCGGCACAGGGCACGCTGAACGCCGCGCTGGAGCGCCCCGAGGGCGCCGAGCTTCCGAGCTTCGCCATCGGCCTCGGCACGACCTGGCAGCGCCGCTGCATCGTCACGCGGGCGGCGCCGGCCGGCGACCGGGTATCGCTGGAACTCTTCGTCGACGACGCCCGCGCGCATGACGAGGATCTGACTGAGCCGCCGCCGCTGCCGGAAGCCACCACGCCGCGCAACCCGACCTTTCCGCAGCCCCTGCTGCTGAGCGCGCGCTTCATCGCCAATGAGGTGCCCTGCCGCATCGTGGCCGAGTGGGGGCCGGTGCCGGGCGCGGTGTTCTATGTCGCCCGCGTCTCCTATGACGAGGGAGAAAGCTGGACGCCGCTGCCGGACGTGCGGATGCCGAAGCTCTCGGCACAGGTGGAGCCGCTGGCGCTGCGGCTTGGCGTCGCTGCGGTGAACGCCAGCGGCAAGCAGGGGCCATGGGCCTATTACGATCTGGAACAGCCGACGACGCGCGCCGACAACGTGCAGATCGACGTCGACAACATGAGGCGCGGCATCCGCGATCTCGTCACCCGCACCAATCAGGCGGCGATCGACGAGCTCGAGGCGAAGATGGGCCAGCTGGCGCTGCTCGTCGCCAGCCTCGATAGCGCGGTCTTCGAGGATCAGCAGAAGCAGTTCCGCGAACTGCAGTCGGTGACCGGCCGTGTGACGGCCGCGTACCGCGAGGAAATAACCGTCGCCACCGGGCCGACCTCCGCTCTGGCGCAGGCGATCACCGAGCTGCGGGCAGCGGTCGACAACTTCGAGGCCAACCTCTCAGTCAAGTGGGTGGCGGCGGCCTCGCCGATCGCCGGCGCCATGTCGGCCTTCGAACTGTCGGTGACGGCGGCCGATGGGCTGCAGACGGCGCAGGGCGACGTGCAGATCGCCGCCTTCGCCGATGGTGCCGGTGGCGCCTATTCGGTGTTCGCCATCACCGCCGACCGCCTGCTGGTGCGCCGGCGGGATAATGGCCAGGTGGTCGGGCTGCTGACCATCACCTCGCAGGGCATCTTCCTCAATGGCGACCTGATCGCCGCCGGCACCATCACAGCGGAAATGCTCAATGTGGCCGAACTCTCGTCGATCATCGCCAATCTCGGCACGGTCGTCGCCGGCCGCCTGCGGTCGCAGAACGGCAAATACGACCACGTCCTCGGCGAATATGAGGACTGGATCTCCTGATGGCGATCAACCAGTTGCGTTTCATCGATCCGAACGGGCGGATGCGCATGCGCGCTGTTCTCGCGCCGAATAACCCGCGGAACCTCTCGCTTGATACGCGGCTGGTCACCTTCGACAGCGCCTGGACCAACGTGCTGCGCCTGCGCGCCAATGGCGTGGCCGCCGCCAACTCGCTCGCCACCAGGTCGATCACCTATGCCGGCCTGCCCGGCTCTACCGGAACCCGCGCCGTGCGCGTCATTCCTCACGCGGGGGTGAACGGGCCGTGGCGCCCCACGCTGGCCTGGCAGCGGAACAATGGCGGCACCCTGCAGCAGCAGGTCGCCGGAGCCCCCGTAAGTGGCGCAACGACGCCCAGGCCCTATGTGCGCGGCTATGGCGTCTGCGCGGTGTCCCTGGCCGATAACGAGATCCTGGTCTCGCCGTCGAAGGCCACCTCTGAGTATTGCTGGTTCATCTTCGGCACAAACCCGACCTCCGATGAAGGGGATGGGCCGAACGGCATGCGCCGCGGCCTTCACCCCCTCTATGGGCGGGGGCTGTTCATGTCGCGGCCGGGCTTCAACTATCTGACCTGCAGCCTCGACGACATGATGATGTCGACGCGCAGGCCCAATTTCCAGATCGCCGAGACCGGCACGGTGTTTCCCGCCACCTATTCCGGCGGCGGCGCGAACTACTCAATCGATCGCATCGTCACCGACCCGTTCCCTACCGGGCCGGACGTCAGCAACCGAAACTGCGCCATCGTCACCCTCAACAGGTCGTATCCGCATTACCCGCCGGTGATGGCCTATGCCATGGCGCCCCAAGGGCAGGGCCATGCGCATCTGAGCGTCTTCTGGCTGAGTGCAAACCAGATCCTCATCGCCGGAACGCCGGCCGGCAATATCGGCATGCGCTATGCCGTCGTGGCAACCGATCCGGCCTACCAGGGTGGCCTCGATACCGTAACCGGAAGGTGCCGCATCCACACCGAGCCCGGGCTCGGCACGTGCGTGACGCACCATGATGTCCACTACTACACCGCCCATGCGGGACAGTTCATCTTCCGTGCCGATCGGCTCACGCCAAGGTTTCCGGGCTTCGGGTCCATCGTTACCGGCGAAAGCACCGGGGCCAAGGCGCTGCCTGGGATAGGCATCCCCCCCGTCGGCGCCAGCGCTCCCTTTGTTTTCTACCTCGTCCCGCACGGCCTGCACTGGTGGTGCGGCTGCGGCGTTGTTCATTCGCAGGACATCTACGACTCCGTCACCAACTTCCCGATGTTCTATTTCCGGGCGTCTACCTATAACCGCGCGAATTACTGGTGGGCGAAGGAATCCGGCTGGACCTCCCAAGCATTCGGGTGGGTCGCGCTGATGAATATTTCCGATTTCGGCTGAAGCAGAGGTCAACATGCCCAACTTCATCGCCTCCGGCACGGTCACCGTGACGGCGGGGCAAACCCTCGTGACCTTCGAAGACGTGCTGTTGACCGAGGCGCGCGCGGGCGACACGCTGGAGCTCTATGGGGCCAACAAGGGCCGCTACACGCTGGCCTCGATCGGCGGCGACCTCGTCTCGGCGCAGTTCACAGTGCCCTTCGAGGGCGTGACGCAGGCGGATGCGCCCTACACGATCCGCTACGACTCGCTGCAGCGCGTGCCGCCGCTGGAACTGGCGGACCAGTTGCGCCGCATGCGCGACCAGATCCGGATATTCGAGCGCACGGCGCCGCTCTATCGGGTGCAGAGCCTCGGCGCCAATGCCCCGCCGGGCGCGCCTGTTACCGGCGACATGTATGTCGTCGGCACGGTGCCGACCGGAGCCTGGGCTGGACAGGCCGGGAGCCTGGCTCAGTGGACCGGCTTGGTCTGGCAGTTCACGCCCGCCGAGCCGGGCTGGATGGTCTACAGCGCTGCCAATGGCAGGGTGTACTTTCGCGGTACCTCGGGGTGGCTCCCCTATATCGGGCCTTCGCCGTTCATCGAGACGTTCATGGACGACGTCAACGATGCCGCGGCGCGCACCACGCTCGGAGGCACGGCATTCCAAGCGCTGGGCACCTTGAATGGCGCCGCCGGGTCGTTCCCCCGCTTCACCGGCCCCGGTGGCGCTGATGCCGTCATGCAGGAGATCGTTGGCACCGTTTCGCAGAGCGGCGGCGTGCCGACTGGCGCCATTGTCGGGAGCGGCAGCAATGGCAACGGATTATGGACGCGATGGGCAGATGGCACGCAGATTTGCGAGCGCCGCCATGTTCGGTTTCCGGGCATCATAGCGGCCAACAACTACGTTTCCCTGGGTGCCTATACCTTCCCTGCCGCGTTCGCTGCTCCGCCGGTTGTCGCGACTTCGTATGAC